GACTCAGGCGTTGATGCGGTACCGTCAGGGGAATTTTGTTCAGTTGCCTACGGATGATTGGGAAGATGAAGATAACTCTGCTAAGATGAATGTTTACTATTAAGTAATTTACGGGTACGGAACCTTTATGCCTCAGTCTCTATTTGCTAAAGATAACGAGCAATCGCTTTCAAGATATTATGATTCTCAAGATAAAGCGGAACGTCGCAGTATTTTTAATAAATTTCAGGACTTGAGCCCGGAAGATAAGGTTGCCTATCAAGCACAGCAGGCGGGTCTGGATCCCGAGTCGGTTCGCATGGGTCACCAGATGGGTGACATTGAAATGCAGATGTCGGTTGCGCCCCGGTTAGGCTACACAGGACCCACGGACCGCGAGCTAGACATGATGCGGTTTGATTTAGGGTCCCCGAACTTGAACCTGAGAGGTCAGTTTGTTCCTAAATCGGTAGATGGTATGGTCTCTACCGGAGAGAGTGGTCGTTCTGTAGAAGAATATATGATGCATACTGCGCCACGGGCGGCGATGTATGTAGACAGCTTAGATCACGTAACCCCAAGCGATGAGAATGCAAAAATAAATTTTTATGGTTCGAAGGGTTCAAACCCGCGAACCATCGCTCACGAAGTTGCTCACGCACGTGGTGCCGATGAAGAGAGACCTGCGTATGCGGCGGCTGTTATTAATGCGCAAACGGAGGGTGGTTTCGATCAGGCGGTTAGGTCCTACGCAATACAGAATTTAAACTGGGACCTGTTGCAAAACTATGAGCCCAAAGACCTTGAGGCATCTGTCCTTAGAGATATACAAAGAAACGGTTTTGCTCGGAAACTGTATCTGGACGAGTTTGAGCGTGGCGGAGAAAACCCCCGTGCGTATGGAGAGAATCAAGGTATAATGAGCATGCTTTTGGGGGACGGTGACCCTTCTGAGATGTATGCAAAAAATAGATTTGAAAATAGTGTTTTTGGTAAAAGAGTTGCAGACCGCGTGACTTCCGTTGACCCCACGTCCAATGAAGGTGATGATGGGTTTTATGAATCACAAGAAGAAACAATGATACCACTGGGTTCAGAAGAGAGTTTAGATATGGAAGACGCAGAAGATATTATGTTTGAGGACGAAGAAGCCTCCGAGCTCGACGGGCTAGGTTCCTTAATGGAAACTATTGTTAGTAGTACTAGCGCAAATCTTGAAGGCTTTGACTACGACATGTCTGACACTGAGCGTAAGGCGCAGGTCCGCGAAATGGCGGCTATGGCTCAGATGTTACGCAAAGCCGGCGCTAACATATCATCCGAAGAAGATGTTGAGAAATTACCCCCAACCATATTAGAACAACTAAATAGTATATTGGATCGTTCTCCAGAGGAATAAAAAATGGCTGAAGAAGATAAAAAACCAGTAGGCAGTTTGATGGATCGCAATGTTCCTTCTCAATTACTGGAAGAAGATATAAGGGCGGAGATTGAGTTAGAGTTGCCGGGTTCACAAGAAAACGATGTGATGGCTATGGTCGACATGGATGCTTCCATGGACGGCGAGATAGAAGTGACTGCTGAAGATGACGGCAGTGTCATGGTTGATTTTGATCCGCAGGACGAGCGCGGGTTTGGCGGGGACTTCTACATGAATCTGGCAGAAGAGATGCCTGATCGTGAGCTTAGTCGTATAGCCGGCGATCTCATGGGGGAGTTTGATTCAAACAAAGCAAGTCGCCAAGAGTGGGAAGAGACGTATGCTAACGGTTTAGATTTGTTAGGGTTCTCATATCAGGAGCGCACACAGCCTTTCCGTGGAGCCTCGGGTGTCACTCACCCCCTATTGGGCGAAGCCGCCACACAGTTCCAAGCGCAAGCCTTTAATGAGCTTTTGCCGCCTAGTGGTCCTGTTCGCACCGTAATTTTAGGTAAAGAAACACGCCAAAAGCAACACCAATCACAGCGTGTTAAGCAGTTTATGAACTACTACATTACTAATGTAATGGAAGAATACACGCCTGATATGGACCAGATGTTGTTTTATCTCCCATTGGCAGGTAGTACCTTTAAGAAAGTCTATTATGATGAGAACTTAGGCCGTGCGGTGAGTAAGTTTGTACCTGCTGAGAACCTTGTTGTACCGTATGAGACCTCTGATTTAGAAACATGTCCTAATATTACACAAGTATTACGCACATCTCTTAACGATTTGCGCAAGCAACAGGTGTCTGGGTTCTATTTGGACATCGATGTGATCCCTGCTCAAGCAGAAATGGACTCTATATCCGATGAAATTGATTTAATTGATGGTTTTGAGCCGTCACAAATTGATTATGACTGTACTTTATTGGAGTGCCACGTTGATTTAGACCTCGAGGGCTACGAAGATACTGATATGGACGGTGAGCCTACTGGAATTAAGATTCCATATGTCGTTACCATCTCCAAAGATAACGGACAGGTCCTTGCTATACGTCGTAACTACCTAGAAGACGATGAAAAGAAACGTAAAATACAATATTTTGTTCATTACAAATTTTTACCGGGGTTTGGTTTTTATGGTCTGGGTCTTATCCACACTATTGGTGGCCTTTCTCGCACCGCGACCTCGGCACTTCGACAGCTTATTGATGCCGGAACACTATCTAACCTTCCTGCCGGCTTTAAAGCCCGTGGGATGCGGATAAGAGACGATGATGAACCGTTACAACCCGGAGAATTCAGAGACGTAGACGCTCCCGGTGGCGCTATTCGTGACAGTTTGATGCCGCTACCGTTTAAGGGACCGGATCAGACGTTGTTCCAACTGTTAGGTTTTGTCGTGGACGCCGGACAGCGGTTCGCGACCATTACAGATTTAAAAGTGGGCGATGGTAATCAGCAGGCGGCGGTCGGTACTACGATTGCGATGTTGGAGCAGGGCTCACGGGTCATGAGTGCTGTACACAAGAGATTGCATTACGCTATGCGCTTAGAGTTTAAGATTCTAGGTCGCGTGATGAACGAAAGTTTGCCACAGGTTTACCCTTATGCTGTTGCGGGTGAAGATTCTGAGGTTATGGCTACTGACTTTGACGACAGAATTGATATACTTCCTGTTAGTAATCCTAACGTATTTAGTCAGGCACAGCGGATCACGTTGGCACAGACTAAGTTAGAGCTTGCCGGTGCGGCTCCCGAGTTACATAACATGCATGAAATTTATCGTGACATGTATGAAGCGTTGGGCGTGACTGATGTAGATCGCATAATGAAATCGTTACCTGATGCTGAACCGAAGCCCACGGACCCCGCACAAGAGAACATTGATGTGTTGGACATGATGGATTTACAGGCGTTTGAGGGTCAGGATCACCAATCGCACATCACGGCTCACCTTATCTTTGGTGGTACGCCTATGGTAGCTAATTTACCACCAGTAGCTCTTGCATTACAAAAACACATTATGCAACATGTGAAAATAGCGGCTAGGGAACAAGCGGCGGTTGCTTACATGCAACAGATGGAGCTTCGTGACGGTAAGCCTGCAACGCCAGAAGAGATGTTAGAGATTGAAGCCCTGACGGCGCAGTATGTTGCGCAGGGTATGCAGATGGTTAAGGACTTGTCACAACAATTAGCCGGCGGTGGTGAGGAAGAAGGCCCTGATCCGTTAATTGCACTGAAAGAGAAGGAGTTGGAGATCAAGGCGCAAGCCGAGCAATCTGATACTGAGCTTGATCAAGGCAAGTTACAGCTAGATCAACAGTCACTGGCTATGCGTGAGGCACAGTTTGGTGAGCGCATTGACGCACAAGAACGACAGACTCAAGCCCGAATAGATGCGGCAAGAGAACGTGAATTTATTAAACAGAGAGGGCAGTAAAATGGCTATGAATCCTACAAAAGCACCTAAAGCGGTAGAATATGCAGATATTAAAGGTCAAGGCCGTATACCTTATGGCAAGACAGCAAGTGTCAAAATTCCGACAGGTATGAGTAAAGGTACAGCACGTGGAATGGGCGCGGCAGTTAAGGGCGGTAGTTACATCGCGTGTAAATAAACGCTAAGGGTTGGAGTTTTAAATGCAAAAATTTAATTTTGGTCAGCAAGGCATGATGGGTGGTATATCGCCTGAGCTTTTGAGA